AAAATTGATATTGAGGGATGTGAATGGGATTTATTTAAAAATGTTAATTTAGAAAATGTATCACAAATGGTTATTGAGTTTCATAGTGGATTTAAATATCCTGATATTGATATGGAAATATTAAAAAAAATTGAGGAATCACATTATCTACATCATATTCACGGAAATAATTATAGAAAAAAACAATATAAAATTGATAATAAAGATTATTATAATTTTGTAAGAAGGCAGAATAGATTATGGGGTGATAATCTATGGAGAATTGACTGCTATTAAAAGTCTCATCCATCCATAAATATAAATAAATATTAAACAACAATATATAAAATTTATTCTTTTTTCTTGAATTTGTTTTTCATATTCTTCCATATTGTAATTTACAATATTTTTTTTTATTAATTTTACTATTAAATATTTAATATATTATATAGTATAAAATGACTTCTAGATATGTTGAAATTCGTCCAGACAATATCCCAGCTAACGGAAAAATAAGTTTTAAAAATGGATTTCCAGTTTTACAATTTACAATTCAATCACAAGCAGGAATTCTTGACCCTCGTTCTATTCGTATTTGTGGTGATTTAAAAGTATACAAAGATAATCTTGCAGACCCTACTCCAGTTCTTACTGGTGATACTAATCAAATTACTATGGATAATCGTCTTGGAATTTATGGTGTAATGGAACAATTAATTATTCGTCATAATAAATCAAAGATGGTTTGTGAACACATAAGACACTATAATAAACTGCTTCAATCCTATCTTGGCGTATCCAGTTCGTTAGGTGATTTAACAACTCATTTAAATTCTACAACTCTATCTATGCCTAATGCTGATGCTTTCTTTGAATCAGTTGTAGTAAATAATGCTACTGGAACACAGAAAAAAGAATTTAGTGCTCACCTTCCTTCTGGATTTATGATGAGTGGAAATATGATTAATCTTCATGAAAATAGTTTTGGTGGACTACAGATTGAAATTCATCTAGAAAGTGATGCTAATTGTTTATATTCTCGTATTGGTTCTACTACTGGTGGCGGTCAAAATGTAGCAGATGCTCATTATGTTCTAGAAAATCTAAAATTAACTTGTGAAATTAATGATATTCCTAATGAAGATTTATCTAAACTATCTTCTCAAAGTTCGGGAGCTATGGAATTTAATACTCTTACATCCCTGTATACATCTATTAATTCTACTAATGCACAATTACAATATTCTCTTGGTCTATCTAAAGTCCAGAGTGCTTTCATGACCTTTTGTCCATCTCGTAATATTAATACACTAACGGCGAATGGTCTAGCTACTACATATCCATCTAATCTAGATAATAGTCTAGTACATTTTGATAGGATCCAGTTCCTCCGTGGAGGTGTTAAATATCCTATGGATTTTGATATTACTACAAATAAATCTTTGAGTGTAAATAGTGATATACTTTTAGCAGACCCACAACTAGCAAAACAATTTATAAGTGCTATTATTCCTGAAAAAGCAAATGATAGAAGTTCTATTAATCCAGTTAATCTAAATCGTAATTATACTATGGATATTACTTCTGTAGATACTCCTAAATATAGTGAAATTGCAGATGGCGGTGCTTTATTTGGTATTGGTGTCCGTTATAGTCAATTTAACGGAGGACAGGATTTCAAGGATAGACAATTTGGAGTTTCACTTGAAAGTAATCTATCTACTGATAATCCTCAATCTGTTTTTATTTTTGTAAAAGCTAAAGCATCATTAGTATATTCTCCTAACGGCGTGCAATTAATTCAGTAAAAAAAAATAAAATATAAATATTGTAAATTACAAGATTATTTATTTAAAATAAAATATAGTATATAATATAAAATGATTAATAATATGGATGAAGAAGATTGGAAAGAAGTTATAAGTTTTTATGCAAAAAGAGGTGATACTGAAATGATTAAACGAATTGAAGACTTACTACAACAAATAACAGAAGAATATTATGAGATGATAGATGACCCTACTTATGAAACAGAAGAAAGTATATCAAGTGAAGAAGAAGAAGATTATCATGAAGAAGTAATATCCGTAAAGATGGATGGAGATTTTTTATATTGTGAATAATTCCTGAAAAAAAATATTGTAATTTACAATAATCTTAAACTATTTAAGGTTTCTTCGTTATAGTATAGTATAACTAATAAAATATGAGTCCATCTATCTTTGCTGGACTTCCTAACGACCTTATTATGCAGGTCATTAAAATTAACACTACTACTATGAATGCTGAAAAGCAGAAAATAAAAAATAAATTTAAATTATGTATGGATAAAATAGAAAATGTTCCATTTCAATATGGACTTTATTATGACCCTGAATATCATAAGTCAAAACCTATATATAATAGAGTATCTAGTGAATACTGGAAATCATACCAATTTCAAATAGATACAGATGAAGATGAGAGTGATGAAGATGATGAAGATGATTATGAATTGGATACAGATACAGATGAAGATAATTATTAATTTTATTTTTTTATATAAATTTTCTTTTCTCTACTTTTTAATTTTATTTTTTTATTTATGTTATATATAAAATATTTATATATAATATAAAATGAGTGATACTGAAAAACCTATGAGTTCTCCAGATGATCCTAAACCTGTTAAACAAGGTTCAGGTGCTATTCCAGATTTTATTAAACTTGGTCAAATTGGAACTACTGGTATGATGAAGATTGAAACGGATTTGCTAGAACCAGTTGTATTCAACGACCCATCATCTAGCACAGTTGACGGATTTGTTCGTTTTGAACTACAAAATAAAGGCTTCCTTCATTCAAATAGTAAACTATTTGTTTCATATGTTCCTCCTGTTGCTCGTGGTGGAGTTAATGTATGTACTGGAATTGGACAATTAATTAAAAAAGCAGTTATTAAGGTAGGAAATCAAACTCTAAATGAAATTCAGGATTGGTCATTCCTCCATCAACTAAAATCATCTCTACTATCTGGTGAAATCCAGAGGGAACGAGAACAATATACAACTGGTAGATGTATGGACCATCAGTTTATTTATACTGCTACTGGGGGTGCTAATACTAATAATAATCTTGCTGGTAGTTATGGTCTATGTAATGGTCGTGAATATTCCTCTGGTGAAGCAGGTTTACTTATGCAACCTTTCGCCGTCATGAATAATACAAGTGCTTCACTTATAGCAGAAAGTCCAGTTTATCAAATTGATTTAAGTGATTTGTTTCCATTCCTGAAACAGCATCAACTTCCTTTATATATGTTTAAAGAAGCTATTAGTATTGAATTAACTCTTCATCCATCTATTAATCATCGTGGATTTATTCCTAATGGTCAAGCAAATAGTCAACCCTTTTTAGTTGATAGAAATGAATTAAAATTTTGTGCTGATTATCTATATTTTGGTGATGGTAGTGAAATGAGTGATTATGCAGAAGCAAATAAAGATTTATCATTTAGTTTCCCTGATTATCGTCTAGCTTCTTCATCTGTAAGTCAAGCAGGAATGAGAAATATTGTAAGGAATGTTGGTATGGCGAACCGCCTCGTATCTCGTGTTCTTACATGTTTTAATCAGTCAGGGCAGGGTGAAACTAGTTTTGCTGGAACTGGTGTATCTTTTGGTCTAGCTAAAAGTGGAACTGGTGTACTTGGTGATATTGAATTTAATCTTCGGTATAATGATAGATTTGAATTTCCTACAAATGTCCAAAATACAGCACGATTATTTAGTCTACTAACTGATGCAGAAGGAGTTCCATTTATTACAGAACAAGAATATTCTAATGCTGGTAATATTATTACTGGTGGAACTTATGAAGGAAGGGTTCAAGGGGACGGACTTGAGGGTAATTTCTTCTTCCAGTCCACTCGTCTTACTGGAGGAAGAGTAGGAAGCAGGGGAATAGAAGTCCATATTAAAGCAAATGATTTAAAAGCAAATGTAAATGTAATGAGAAGTTTCTGTGAATATCTTCGTATTGCTCGTCTACAGGATGGATATATTGAAGTCTATAATGTATAATTGTAATTTACAATTTTTTAATTAAATAATATATATAAAGATAATGGACTATTACAAATAAAGAAGATGTATAATGGGCGACAATTACCAAAGCATAAGCAAATTGCACGACCTTTTAATTTAAATAAAGATGATTTTCCAGATTATAAATCATATAAAAAA